GTGATAACCAATTTGAGAAATTATTTTTGGATCAAGGTCGTGAACGCTTGCAACTGCATCAATAATTCCTTGTTTTATTTGTGAAAATATGTCACTTGGCAATCCTTCATTCTTTACATGCTCGTCGTCATCTTGTGGTAAAACAGAAGAGTATGATTCATAAAAAGATATAGGCATCCAGGTAATCAATTCAAGTTCTGCATGCTTGTCTAAAACTTTTACAAGTTTAGCAGCAGTTTCTGAATCAATAAAGTTTTCATAAACAACAATGTCTTTTGTTATTCTAGTTTTATTGGTTAAGTTCATTTTATTCTCACAGCTCCCTCTATCTCATTTCTTTGTGGGTTGTCTATTCTAAACTGCTCGTTCAGCTTTGGTTGCATGCTAGACCAAACATCTTTTCCAAATTCTTTTTCTTTCTCATACCATTCATCTGTTCCTTTTTGATATTTTTGCCAATACATTCTTGCTAAAAATTTGTTTTTGTTATAAGACGGCATAACCCCATGTAAGTATGGTTTGTCATCCTCTGTTAAGTAATCTGGGTGTCCTGATGGAAAAACTAAAAGATCTCCAGCTTCTGGCTTGTACTTAACAAGTTTGTCTCCCATAGCAAAGTCAATTTCTCCACCTTCATAGTCATCATTAAAATAAATTGTACATGTTATTATAAACTTATATCCTGGAGCAGATCCTTGCTCTCTCATATAGTCTGAATGATATCTCATTCCATGTTGTTCTTCTTCGTTGCTGATATGATACTTTCCTATTGTTCCACCTGTCCATCTCCAGGTTGGAATAAGATCGCCTGATTCGTCTATGGACAATGACTCTAAATCTACATCAATGTTATATTTTTTAATATAGTCTTCTGTAACTAAATGAAAGTTTTTCATCATTTCTATACCAAATTGTTTTTGGTTTTCTTCAATTTCTGTTTTTGTTTCAATGCTTTCTAAACCTCCATCTTTATAATCCATAGAAAAAGAAGGTGTCATTGGATTTAAATATTCTCCAAAAATAGACCACTTTGTCCAAGGATTAAAAAGTCTATCTTCTGACTCTATTAAAGAATCTGTTAAAACCTTATAAGATTTTGAAATATCTTTAAACATGTTTTTATAAACAAGAATATGTGGATATATCTCTACAGATTCAAGAGCTGGAGTAGTCATTTATGGTTTCCTGTCTCCAGTGTGCTCTGTAATTTCCCAGAAAAATGGGCATGTAAATCTTAATCCACTCTTTATCTCAGTCACTCCGTGAATATAGTTTTTGTCTCCTGGGAAGAAGTAAGCTGCACCTTTTTTTGGTTTAAACTGTACACCTTGTAGTGGGAAATACAGTTCTCCTCCCTCATAGTCTTCATTTAAATAGAACAAACTAGATAAATCATAATTAGGAAAATCGTTTGGAAGTCCAGCGTCTGGGCCATCGTGAAGTTCTTTGTCTGCGTGAGGTTTTTGAAATTGTCCTGGAAGCCACTTTACTATAGTGGTACCTGTAGGGATAACCTTTACTTTGTAAAACTCTTCTACTATTGGTTGTAGTCTTTGAAATAGTCCAGCAATGACTGGGGAAATGTTTGGATCGTTTTTATCTAGGCTTGGTTGAGTTGCTACTCTATCTTTCCAATAATCAGAATCATAAACAACCGTTCCATTTTCATTAACATGACTTTGTGTTACATCCCAAATTGTCAAAGATTTTGCAGATTTTTCTAAAAACTCTATTTCTTCTTGAGTCATAAAGTTTTCTAGCTCAACGATCATGTCTTTGCTATCACCAAACCAGCCAGATGGTGTGAGTGAAGCCTTTCTAACTACAACAGAAGCATCCATTTTATCCATAATTAGATTATACCATTTCCCTTGTTTGATGTATTATCAGTAACAGAAAGACGTAAAACCTTAGTTTCGTGAGAACCCGTACTTTCACCTTTTTCATTTACTGCATCTCTATACCAGTCAGTCCATTGTCCAGACTTGTTGATTTCTTGTGCAGCTTCACCATACGACTGATGAGCCATCTGCCTTTTTCTATCTACATCTGAATAATCAATTATTTGAATTGATGTATTGTCCATTGCCGTCAAAGAAATTGGAATTATTGTAGCAATTGGGGTTCCTGCTTTTATAGTAATTTCCTTGTTTGCAGATCTTGCTTTAATTGCTAATGGAAAACCAGTATCAAGCCAAGATGTAGATATTAAAGATGACATTGTTTCAAAATCATCATTAAAGTAATTAACTGGATTAATTGTAAGCATGCTAACGTTTTGCTCAGATCTAAAAGTTAGGCCAGTATGTAGGCTAACTGTAGACTGCCCTCTTCCAGTATATGTAAAGTCTGAACCTTCTAGTATAGTTACATTCTCTGAACTTGTATCATTTATACCGTTCCAAATAAACTTAATGTCTTCAGTACATGAAAGACTCCAGCCAACCATATTCGCTTGTGTAACTGGAAAACATCTATAGGCATGCTTTTCTGGAGTTACATCCATCCAATCTCTTTTAATTGACATTGGAGAAAGTATGATTTTTGAATCTGGAAATCTTTCAGCTGATATATTAAGCATTAGTCTTTGTCTACCATATACATTTCGTTAGTGTGAAACTTTTTGTTATAATCAAGCATTGTTACAATAGAATACTTTGTTCCTGAAATAACTGGCATTGCACGATGAGGATACATGAAGTTTGATGGAAAAATAAATAAATCTCCTGCATCTGCCTTAATGTCTAGGTTCTGGAGTCTAAAGAAAAGTGAACCGCCTTCATAGTCATCATTTGGGTATGCAACAAGTGACACTGTGCAGTTATAAGAAAAACCATGATCATGGTGTTCTTGAAAGTGTTGTCCTGGTCCATATTTAATAAAATTAAAAGCTTCCCAATACTTTAAATCCATTATGTTGTAGTCTTTTCTGTAATCATCAACACATGGAGACTTAACATCATATAGATCTTGCCAAAGCTCTTGTAGTTTTATTGAGTCTGGTGTTTTGTTTTGTTCAATATCAGTTTTCTTATACTTAAAATCTACACAGTCTCTGTAGTCTGGAATTAGCTGCTGGTATCCAACATATGCTGGTTGCCAAGTAAATTGTTCTTTTGAACCTAGTGGCTTTACAACAGATTCAATTCTGTTTATCACATCAATATCTTTATTAATGACACCTTTATAGCATACAATACCATTACCATAGTTAACCTTTTCTGTCCAAGTTTGCATTTTTCTCCCTATTTATATTCTCTTCTAGACCAAACTTTATTTTTATAAATACCGCCGTCTGGTTGGCGATAAAAATTTGCATTGGCTATCATTTTAGCATATATCTTTTCTTGATTTTGAAACTCTATCTCATGGCTCCAGTTTTCTCTTTTAAATGGTAAAATTTGGACATATGGAGTCCCTGCTGGTATTGTTCCTTCCCAGCCTTCTGCAATAAAAAATGGAAAGGTACCAAGCAGGTGAACACTGTCATTATCAACAACACCAGTTGTATTAATAAATGGAAGATCAAATCTATTCATAGGTGTCATAAATAATGCACTATATCCTTCTGGAAGTTCAAATCCCCAATCTGGATACCAGGCAAAATGATCTTTGTAAAATCCTTTTGGGTGCTCAAACTGTGGCATAGCAAGTCTTTTTCCACAAAAATCTTGATGTCTTTTATCTTCTATCTTAACATCTATTGATCCTGTCTCAGTTTTAAAAAAAGTAAGGTCACAAGGAGTTCTTAATACATATCCTGTTGAAAACCCATCCATAATTGCTGGACAAGCTTTCCATGTAGGTATTTTTCCATAGTCATCTGTAGTTCCTTCTTTTGGAAAAGGACAAACTTCTTTTGGTGCTTTGTAGTATTCACCAGTTGGCATTTTTGCAAATCTGTCGGCATCTTTATACCATTGTGGTATTTCAGACTGTGTTGTTTTAGGCACTGATTTACTATCCTTGTTTAACCAAGGCCTAAAAGATCTAAAGATTACTAAATTATCTTTTAGACTCATGATGATGCCCTAATAAATTAATATCTGTCATAATTACAACACAATATTTTGTTCCAGATATCATTGGAAGAGATGCATGTTCATATATATAGTTTGATGGGAAAATTGCTATGTCTCCAACTTTTGGTGTTAGTGTGTATCCATCTAATCTTGGAAATTTAATTTCTCCACCTTCGTAGTCGTCATTTATATATATAACTGCAGAAACTGTAGTATTGTATGCTGGTCCATGGTCGGCATGAATATTAAAGTGCTTACCCTGTCCCTCATACTTTACAAAATTAAAAGCTTCATAGTATATAACATTTATTCCCCAATATTTTGCATAGTCATCTATGCATAGTTTTAATTTTTGATAAATCTCTTCGTGTAAATCAATTAGTTCACCATTAAACTCATCTCGTGGACCAAGATTTTCTTGCTTATATCTAAAATCTACAGCATCTCTTGCTTTTTTTATTGGTGTAGTAGCATTGGTTACTTGTGCTTCTGACCACTTATACTTTCTACCATTAGACAAATTGGACTCAAGAATATTGATGTATCTTTTAGAGTCCTCCAAAGAAAACGTATTTCTGTATATATTTAATCCAAGTCCTGGATTTTCTATTACAATATTTTTTTCAGATATATCTCTATTAACCCTATTTGATACAGTCTCAGATCTATCTTTAGTAAACCATGGGTTTTCATTTTCATCATAAGTGTTCATCTTTATCCCCTTTTTATTTATTATACACTACCTTTATCTTTTTGTAAACAAAAACAACCCTTGTTGCAAGTATTTTGCAAGACATGAATGATAGCACTCATAAAACACAAAAGGCCAAACAATGTTGGCCAATTGTATTACTTCTTTTTTATTTTACTGTACACCTGGAAGTGTAAAGTATGGGAAGTAAGGGTTATTTGCAGGGAAGTATGGGAAGTACGGTGGGAAGAATGGGAAGTAAGGGAAGTAAGGGAAGAATGGAGGGAAGAATGGGAAGAACGGGAAGTAAGGGAAGAAAGGTGGGAAGAACGGGAAGTATGGGAAGAACGGGAAGAAAGGTGGGAAGAACGGGAAGAATGGGAAGAACGGAAAGAAAGGTGGGAAAAATGGTGGGAAGAATGGGAAGAACGGTGGGAAGAACGGTGGGAAGAACGGAGGAAAGAACGGTGGGAAGAAAGGTGGGAAAAACGGAAAGAATGGGAAAAATGGCGGAAAGAATGGACCGAATGTAGAAACAACAGAATTAGATGGTTGTGATGCTGCAGATGTTCCATTTGCATTTACTGCGGTAACGGTATAAGTATAAGTTCCAGCAGCAATTTCTGTAATAGTAATTGGTGAAGCAGAACCAGTTGCAGTACGTCCAGATGAAGATGTTACAGTGTGGAATGGTGAAATTAAAGCTGAGTTTCCAGTATTTGGACTTGTAAATATAACAGATACTACACCAGATGTTCCACCAGATGCAGATCCAATAGTTGGAGCGTTTGGCTTTGATGTTGGAACAACGGCTGCTGAGGCAGCAGATGCTGGTGATGATCCTATTGCATTTCTTGCAGTGACTGTAAAGGTATAATTTGCTGGAGTGCCAGTAGTTGACATTCCTGTAACAACTATTGGCGAAGATGCGCCAGTGGCTGTAAATCCACCAGCATTAGATGTGACTGTGTAATCAATGATTGGCATCTTGCCATCAAAAGCTGGTGGTGTAAATGCTACTGATACCTGTCCGCTACTATATGTCCGACCTGAGCCTTGAACAGTAACTGCACCAATAGTAGGAGCTTGTGGGACTGATCTTTTTGAAGATTCGGTGGTACCATTATTAATTTGGCTCATAGCAGTAATTGTACCATAAGATTATACACTTTTTGATATTTTATCTAACAAATATGTACATATTTTTAGCGACCATTGAGGCATCGTTATCTGTCAGTATTTCTGGGAAAGCTCCATAATTCCTAACCATATCGTTTTCTACCACAAAAGTATGCTCTAGCGAAATATCATATGAAAATTGATATTTTAGGTTTGCAGCAAAAGTAGTTGGGCTAATACCTGAATCTGGGATATAGGTCTTGAACCAAACTTCCGTATTATTACTAAATGTTGTTAAGACTATATCATAACGAACTGTTACAATTGATCCAACCTTTAATGCTGTTAGGTTTATTTTTTGTGACTGTGCATTATACAAAGAGACATTATTTTCTGGTAAGTATTGTTCATTATTCTTGCCTTTGCAGTCAAAGTTAAATCTGACCCATCCGTCATTTCCTTTTGTAGCACCTAAAATAATATTTTTTTGATCTTTATTTGTGTATAGGGCCCAGCCAGATTTTTGTCCTGATGGAGATAGACCACTATCCCCTGCTTTTCCGTCTCTGCCATCTTTTCCAGGCTTTCCAGCCTCTCCTTGAGGTCCTGGTATGCCTTGTATTCCAGTATCCCCTGTGTCGCCTTTTGGCCCTCTTTCTCCTTGGGCTCCAGGAACTGCAACATATGAAATTGATTGTTCTAGCTCGTATGGTTGAACAATGTTGTCTGAATATTTTTTTGCTTTACCTGGAAAATCCATGCTTTTTGCCATGGGTTAATTCCTATTTCTTAACCTTGAATACCTTTGTGCCAATTTTAATAATTGGAGGCATTTTTGTTGTTTGAACAGTAGCTTTTACAACTGGCATTACAAGCCTCCTGGAGTAATATCGCCAAGCACACAAATTGATCCAATTACTGGAGTCCAGACTGTGTTCTCTGATTCTCCTTGAGATTTTGGAATTGTTGCTTGTAAATCAAATGGTAGTTCTGCTACAACTGAGGTGTATTTGCTTCCCCAATTTTGTGTAATGTCTGATGAAATAAAAATTGTTGCGGTATGACCAGAAACAGTTACTTTAAGCTCATCAAGAATATCACCAGCAGGATCGTAGGCGGTAGATGAGAATGACCAAGTACTAATATTCCATCCAGTAACCTCGTCGTCTTGAAGGAATTGAACAGCAAGGGTAGAAGAGTCTCCACGCACAACAGTCCATTGGATATGAGCTGGTGTGGCTCCTAATTTCTCTGTTGTTGGGGTGCACATATGATTGATTATACCATAAAATAAAGCTAGTACTCAGACGCAGTGGGGTGGGTTAGAATCTGAGTACTAGCAGGCTTAAAGTATAACATTATTTATTTAACTATATACAAAATGGACATTTAGGACACTAAAATTTTATAAGGCCAGGGTATTTGAAATTGTTACCAAAAAGTTATAATTAGGAATATACAAAATGTCCGTTTTATACACATTGAATAAATTGTTGATAGTGTATACTTAAAATATATAAAGAAAAGAACTATATCTAAACAAGGTTTTTAAAAGATAGTTTATATATTTTATATAAAGGAAAATAGGAAAATTAGGTTACTTGGATTTAGCAATATAATCTAAAAGAATATCATACATATGATCTAGCTTATCACTAGTTGCTTTTCTTTTATCTCTAGCATTTTCTTGTTCAACCTTAATTGCTTTAATTTCATCACGCATAGAAGATCCGCCGTTAGTTTTAGTTTCTGATCTGATATCTTCTACAGCTTCTGCAATTGGTGCTACTTGAATTTTTATATACCAGCGAATTGAGCCTACTATGACTGTTCCAATTGATAATAAGGCAAGAATGAATTGAGCCCAGTCAGTAGTAGTCATAATAAGATTATTATATCATTATATAAGACAAAGTTCGGCGGGTGGATACAAAAAATTAAAGTGCTGCTTTTAAGTTTCGCCACTAAGTGAGTTGCATTAAAGTCGTCGCCGAAATAGAGATATCAAACCATCACATAGACACACATGGATTGACACAATCCTAGCATGTCTGATACAATGGAATTCTATGCTTGATGAAATCAAAAATGTTTTAATTGGTGGTTTGCTATCCAAATTGGCAATCCATCATTCTGTATATCGTTTACCTTGTACAAGTGAATATTTAGAAGAACTTGTATCTGATGTGCTAAACGAAAACGGTATGCCAAATGACTGGAAGCCCGATAGAAGCCATAGCGTCAGTATAGACATGACTTTAGAGTCAGGACATAGTATATCCGTCAAGTCAGGAAGATATGACCCAGTAAAAGGAACTCTTGTTATATCTGGATCTAGGCTAGGCAAACACGAAACATTAGAAAAGATGGTTGAGAGTGTTTCTTCTACACATGCTGATTACTATGTGTGTTTAGCCAAAGCAGACCAGGATTGGTCCTCTATACCGTCCAAAAATGAGATTAAGACATATCACCTATTTGTATTTGAAGCGTCAAACCTTGATTATGGTTTTGAGCATTGGTCAAGAAAAGAATCTAAGCATGGCAAAGGCTACAAATATGTAATGGAGATACCTGGGATGTCAGCTACTATACGTCCTACTATGTCTCATCAGTTGTGGACTACTGTATCTTGTGATATCATTGGTATACCGTCCAAATTGGAAATTAACAACGACTTTGGAACATACTAAAGTCCCGCACAGAAAAGGTGATATAATATGAACGAAGAAGAAGTAATTGCATTTATGCTAGAAAGTCTTAACAAAGATAATCGTGATATTTGCACAAACAATGGAATGGCTCCAGAAGAAATTGAGAAGTCAATTGAACAAAGCCAAGGATCACTCGCCTTTATGATGAGTAATCTATATAGTAGAATGAAGGAGAAAAACTTAATTGCTTAAATACTATTATCGTCCATCTGAAGCAATTCTTGATGACACATTGATTAAGATTAAAGGCAATGCTGACACAATTCGCATTGTAGTACAAGCAGAGTCACGTGATGAAGCTCTTGAGTTTGCTAAAGGAATTATTAATATGGCAAATTGGGAATTGGATCACTCAGAAGAGTAATCTTCCCAAAACTTGTCTCTGCCCATATTGTCTGTATTAGGCATATGGGTAGATTCTTTTTCAGAGCAATTTATGCATACCGTTTCTGAAAAAATTTGTGTTTGAAGGTTGTTTGAATCCTCAAATTCTAAGTATGCTTCTAGGTTATCTAAAAATCCCACTGCTTAGACCCCTTTAAAAAATTATTCTGCTTCTGGTTCTGACCTGTGTGAGTTTTTACATGTGCACTCTGTGCAGCATCTGACAGGTAGCTTTGGTGCAGGTTCTGTTGTATTTTCCATAGATTCAGTATATCACAATATGGTGAAAATCTGAAAAAAATTTGATTTAGGCAAAATCTGAATATTTCTTATCTGTGTATGATACATACATAAAGAAAATAAATACAAAAAAAATAGTGAGCACACAAGATGAATGCCCACTACCTAGCTGGATCTACTGCCACCTTTTGTTTTAGGTGTAGTACCCTATTCGCATTTGCAAGGGTCTATGCGTGTAGTACCCTCATCAAAAATAATGATGCCAGTATCTCCACACGCCTCGCATGTGTGTGCGTACATGGCACTTATCATTTATTTACCTTAATGTCCATGACATTGGCTGAAAACTTTTTAACCTTGCCTAATTCGCTTTCGTTTAGTGATGCGATGAGGTGGTCAATAGCCTTAATCTCATGGGCGATGTTATCTATTGAAATTAACTTAGAGCCTTGCCAAATTGAGTATTTGATTTCCATAATTAGTTTTCTTCTTTCGCTAGTAGGTGAGAGTTATTGAGAGGGCGTGATGATGATGAGAACATAGCCTCAATCTTAGCCTTATCTTTTTCACGCTGAATTGCATAGCGTTCTTGTTGTTCTTTTCTAATTCGTTCTAGTGTATTCATTTAATGAGTACCTTTCGTTTTTAACTGTTAGCGATTTGCTAACCTTTTGCTGACCTAGGTTATTTGCCTACTATGTAGGGCTCACTAGGATTTGTGTTACTATTTAATTGTTATAGGAGTATCCTATCACATACCCTGCCAAAAGTCAAGGCGACACGCCGTTGGCGTGGTGTGATATAGGTCACGCTCCAAGCGTGAAGCATAGGATAACGGCTATCGCTACGCCTACAAAGGCTCCAATTAGTCCGTAAGCGACATTCTCATCTAGGAAATCTTGTAGTGCTGTAAATGGGTTCATGTTAGTGACCTTTCGTTTAGTAGTTATATTTTAACTATCTAATACTGCAAGTATAACATGGATACCTGTCAAAGTCAAGTCCTGACACGGCGTGTCGCATGTGATGTCGCTCACATCGCCTCGGGCGACTTGTCAAATCAACACGCCGATCATTTTAAGATTGTTATGAGATTGTTATAGTTTTCCCATAAATGTGACCTACATCTCATGTGATACGGCTCACAATGTCCGAATTGGTAGCATTTTGGATTAGACATTTGTCAGACCCCCATGCTACAATTACAGTATAAAGAAAAACAAGCGGTAAAGAAATCCGCTAAAGAAAGGTGGTCACTATGACTACACTAAACACACTATGCAAGTGGCATGAGCCTCTTGTTTCCGCTATCTCAGAAATTGGAGATGAGCAATTTACACTATGCATGAATTGCGATAGCAACATTGAGCGTTACTACTATGATAGTGACCCTGAGCAATTTCCTACATGGACAGATTGGTATGTGACTAAATGAACGACACTATGCAATTTATAGATGAGCAAGGCTTATGCGCTATGGATAACATTTGCGCTTTCTGCATAACACTATTTGACGGGTGGAATAGATTTTGCCCTAGATGTAAGGACTATAAGGGCGTTATGGCTCTCCCTGATTTTATCAATACCTATGGAAAGGACGGACTCTCTAAATGAGTACCTTTGTTAATCTCCCCTCAGTATGTGGGGCAACATCTGCAAGCGTAGATGTGTATGACTTAGACCTTAACCCTCATGGGGTTATCTGTTGTGACAATTGCAAATCAATTGTGTTATGCCGTAAGGCTTGGGACTACCTATACAAGGAGGCTAAGTAATGCCAGTATTTAATTTTGAGTTATTTGTAGATGTAGAAGCAGATGATTTTGAGTCTGCCTTATCATGGCTAAAGGCTATGCCACTAGAGAGACAACTAGATTTCCATGTCATTGACTATAAGCAATTGGAGGCTTAACAAATGAAAAAAAATGTTTTAATTAGTTTTGTAACTGAAGCAGACACAGACCTTCAAGCAGTTTTTAATTTGAATAAAGTTTTTGCTAAACTTAGCGAAAACGAATTAGAAAAATTTAATGCGTTTGAAGTTTTACCTGTTGAATAAATAAAGCCAAGATCGCAGAAATAAAAACTCTGCGATTTTTGCCTCGGGGAGCTGTGTGATGAGTATCACAAAAAATAATTCTACGACACGCCCGAAAAGGTCCCCAATTTGTCAGTGGTACCTGCTAGAATTGCTAGTATAAACAAAAAGAAAGGTCGTTAAATAAATGACACTAGATGAATACAAGGCGCTTGTAGAAGCGCAACGCAAGGCAAGCACCTTGCAAGCCATGTCCCTACTAAAGAAAGGCTCAGACAAATGAGCACTTTTGATAGAATACTAAAAGAGCAACAAGAAAAAAGAATTGCTCAATCAATAAAAGATAAAGCGGTTATTGAAGCCATGTTCTCCAATAACAATCGCCCCCTTAACAATAATCATGAATTAAAGAAAGTAGAAAACTAATGAAAACTAATTTTGAGATTTCTCAACAGATAAACACTCTTGCTAAAAAGCACTATGGAGACATGGACTTAGCATGGTCATGGGGTTGCGCCCAAGCACTACTAACTACACCACAGTTAGAGTTAATTCTAGGAATACTATTAGAGAAGGAGCCAGATAATGCCAGTATTTAATTTTGACATTTCTGTTACCATTGAGGACGATAATTTTGAGTCTGCTTTATCATGGTTAAAAGTTATTCCATTGGAACGACTTGATTTTATTGTTGTTGATTATACAGAATTGGAGTTAGACTAATGCTGGTTGTTTTAATTGCTATCACTTCATTTGCTTTTGTAATTTGGATGCATAACGGAGCATAATAAAAAAAGATCACAGAACTAAAAAGCTGTGATTTTTGCTCGGGCGTTTTCCACAGGCTGTGTATAACTTATGTGTTTAAGGTCACACAAAATCTTTCCCATTTTACGGCGTGTCGTTTTGACTTCCTGAAACTTATCTGGTATCCTTGTAGGTATAACAATTAAATAAAGATAAATCAGGCAGTGAGCCTAGCAAATAAATGTGACGAGTATCACAGTGAGCCTAGCGAATAAATGCCAAGATTTGTCAGC